GAGCAAGCAGCTAAAGATGCAACAATCCATCAAGCTTATGGCATGTTAGACAGTCTTTCTTTCGGTGTTGGAGCTATCGGCGAGACATTTGGTATGGAACAAACTGGGACAAGGGTATCAAGAGAAGCTGCAACAGCATTACATAAACAAATAAAAATTGTATTAACAGGTTCTTTCAAAGGCAGACCAAGTAATTATTTACTTAGAGAAATAGAAGAACTTATACCACAAGTTGGAAAATGGGTAGGTGGTGACGCATACGCACAAACAAGATATGAAGAATTAAGAAATAAATTCAATCAATGGTTGCCTGAACTTGACGGCGAAATAGATGTAGCTTCAGGAAAAACTAAAATAGAATTAATTAAACAAAAAGCGAAAGCAGAACAAATATCAAAAAGACTAGATGTAGTTATCAATGGATTTACAGAAGGCGGTACTAAACCAAACGTAAATGCCTATCCTGATGTACCTATAGGATATGAATTCCCTGATGACGAAGAGGGATTGCAAGATGTATTAGCTATGTTTAACGCTACTGTTCCTGGAGAGCCATACAAAAAATGAATAAAGAAGAAAGAGACGCTCTTTTAGAACGTAATGAAGCAAGTCAAATGTTTAATTATTACAAAAGTGCTGGTGCTAAATTATTAGAAAAAAATATGATTACTCCTGAGCAATATCACAATCAGGTAAGAACAATGGGAATTACATTAGGAGCAATCGACCCTAATAATAAAGATATTCCTGAAAATATTGATAATAATGACAATGCAAAATTAGGATTAGAAATAGGAGGAGCTGTCGCTGGTTCTCTTTTATGGGGAGGAGCAAGACTTGCACACCCGCTAGGTTGGGTAGGTTATATAGCACAACAAAGTTTAGCATCAGGTGGTGGTGCAGCACTAGGTAACATTGTTTACAATAAAATAATGGGAGCACCGCAAGCAACAAGCGATAACGCAATCAAAGATGCAATGAGCACAGGTACAGAAGTTGCTGGGTTTAACGCTGCTTTTATGGCTGGCTTACCAGTTGCTGGTAAAATGGCTAAGTTAGGATATCAAGGAGCTAAGCTAGGATTAGCAGGCGTAGGAGCTGGTGCAAAAATGATTCCAGGAGTTACACAAGGAATGACAGCCATCAGAAATGGCATGAATAAATATGCAGCGTCAGAAAATGCGTTTGCAAACCAGTTGTTAAAAACAGCTGAGGAGAGAGGTATTGTGTTAAGTAATGCTATGGTCGCAAATCCTACCATTAGAGGAATTATGGAGGCCTTTTCGAGAACACCTTTTATCGGAACACCTTTGAGAGAATCATATGAAAAAAGTTTAAAATCTGTAGCTAATAGTTTAATGGATGACGTTTCTTCAGGAGCAACCTTAGACCAAGCAGCTGCAAAATTTTCTAACAGATTCAAATTTGATGAAGCAACAAACAAATATGTTTTAAATCAAAAAGCAGGTTACGCACCTGACGAAATAAATTTAGAGGCTTATGTAAAATTATTAAATCAAGCTGACGATTACACAAAAGGATATTCTAAACAATTAGACAATATGTTTGGTATTTTTACAAAAGGACAAAGTAAAGCTTCAGGCAGTGCAACCACTGCAATATCAGCAGCAATGGCAAAAGGTAATATAAATTTTGGCTCGTTACAAGCGTGGTGGAATAGAATAGGAGAGGCTGGTTCGCAAGGAAGATATCCTCCTGAGCTAAAAGCATTTTTTAAAAAATTAGATGGCGGAAAAAAAATAAGCCCATTCGAACTAAAAAGATTATTTAATGATATGAACAAAGTCGAAAGAGATTTACTTAATAGAGTAGATGGTGCATATGCTGACGACTTGTATAGAAATTTTGATGAAGCAAGAACAGCATTAAACAACGATATAATGCGTGGTCTCAACAGAAATGAAAGCACTATTGTAAAAAATCAACTAGATAATTTAACAAAATCGAGAGCAGAACAATTAAACTTTCTAGGAAAAGCAGACGACACAGGAATGTTAAGTGCTACAAATATCGTCTTTAGAGAAGGTGGAGAATTTGCAGACAAATTAAATAATGCAATGAGAAACAGTTTTCTTGTCAAATCAGGCGGCGGAAAAACTTATAGCGAACTATTAAAAAGAACACAAGATGGTGACTTCTTTGTTCTACCTGGTTCAACAACAGAAGCTGTTAGGCGTGCAGCAGGCAAATACAAAGATGCAGGTTACGAAGAGATATTAACTAAACTTTATAAACAAGGTGGTACTGCACAGCATCGTAATTTAATAGATTTAATAGGACAAAAACAATATGCAAAACTAGCACAAGGCGAGCTAGACGATATCTTTGATAGCACCATTATTGATTATCTAAACAGAGGTGGCGGTAACGGAAGACAGTTATTTTTAGAAAAAATTGGTGCAGCAGGCACAGCAACAGAAATGGCGGTTGCTAAAGACAGGATGCAGTTAATTCTTAAAAATTTAAACGAAGCAAGGAAAACGCAAACTGCTACAGTGAACGGGAAAACAGCCCCGCTAAAAGAAATAACATGGGATAATTTAAGAGATTATGGAAGTCTTTTACAATTTTTACCTGAAAGGCCAGCACTAAACCAATTTATACAAAGGTCAATGGCTCTTAAGCTAGCTGGTGGAATAAGTGCAGGAACCATAACTGGTTTTGTAGGTGTGGGAGGTATGGCAGCAGCAGGCGGTCCTTTAGCTGGTTTGGCAACAGGCATGAGTTTTAGACTACTTTCTGCAATCATGGCAAAACCATATAAATATGATAATGTTGTTTCACTTCTAAAAAATGCACCGACAAATCCTGAAGCAAGAAAAAAATTATATGATTATATGGAACAAGAGGCTGGACCATTAGCAAAAATATTTAATGGACATTATTTAAGAAAACTACAAGAAAACGACCCTACTTTTTTGAAAGCAGCAAGGATGGTCGCAGCACCAGTAGCAGCAGATACTATCAATTTGACAGAAGAACAAAAACAATTTGGGTCATTAAAATAATGAAACAGGTTACAAACACACAGATAATGGAACAACTCCATCAGATGGATAAAAGAATTATTAAATTAGAAGAAAGAGTCAACAAAGGCGTAGGAGCTGTATCGGTAGTCGCTTGGCTAGGCGGTATTGCTGCAGTCGTCGGGAGCTATTTTTACCAATCATGATACCTATGGAATTATTAAGCATGCTAGCTAGCACAATCCTGGGCGGCGTGTTATCTATTATGGCTCAGAAATCACAAGCTGAAGCTGAGAAACAAAAAATGTTTATGCAACGAGCTGAGTTCGCTGCAGCACAAGTGGACAAAGCTAGGGAAGTTACTGACGCATTTACTAAAAATACTAGACGTTGGATAGCCTTGATAGCAGTAGTATCTATACTGGTTATACCTAAACTTGCACCATTTATAAATCCTGACTTAACTATTTATGTTGGTTATACAGAAGAAGTTATGCAAGGTTGGTGGATATTTGCGTCAAGCACAGACATGACACAATGGAAACCAATGACAGGTGCATTGGTCATAACGCCCCTAGATACGCACGTTGTCTCATCAATTATCGGTTTATATTTTGGCGGAAGTTTGGTAAGAAAATAATGGTAGCTAAGAAGTACCAAAACAAAACTGGTGGATTAAATGAAGCTGGCAGAAAGTATTTCAAAAACAAAACAGGAGCTAATCTAAAACGACCAGTTACAGGCAAAGCACCTAAAGGTTCTAAAGCAGCAGCTAGGCGTAAAAGTTTTTGTGCACGAATGGGAGGAGTCAAAGGCCCTATGAAAGACAGTAAAGGTAGACCAACAAGAAAAGCGTTAGCGTTGAGGAAATGGAAATGTCGTGGAAAAGGTTAAAACCAGCACTGGTAATACTAGCTTTAATAATAATGCTTCTAAGTATCGAATCATCTTTTGCTGACGTCACTAGCTCAGGGGCTACCACAAATTCTCAAACATCGACTTCTGGAAGTCAAACCGCTATCACTGGAGGCTACAACTCTGATGTTACAACGAATTATTCTAGCGGAAGTTCCAATACCACAAACAATACTACTTCAAACTCAACTACAAACCAAGCTAGCAGAACGCCTGTTAACATGTCTTCAGCCCCAGGAATGAGCGTTTATGGGCAAGATAGCTGTGTAATCCCACTAGCTGCGGGTGTAACCGTTATCGGTTTCTCAGGCTCATTTGGTAGTTATATGAGAGATGATGAATGTGAGCGTAGAAAATCGACTTCAGTCTTAGCTAAGCTAGGCATGAAAGTAGCAGCAATATCTTTGATGTGCCAAGCTAAGGACGTTTGGCAATCAATGTGGGATGCAGGAACGCCTTGCCCAATTGATGGGCTCATAGGAGAAAAAGCTAAAGTAAGATGGAATGAGGTTGGTGGCTACGAGCAAACAAACAAATCTACATATGTAAAATCTAATAAAAGCAAGAAAACTGAAGACAAAGTAGAACAATACAGAAAATATAAAGAGAGTATGAATGAAGACCATAGCAATCATAATCATGACTAGCCTAATATTGTCTTCATGTGCAGGTAAAACTCTAGAATTAAGGCCCATACAAATTTATGGAAGCAATGAACAAAGCGTACCAACACCAGTATATGAATAATGGATTTAGATAGATTAAATATTTTTCTTCTAGTAATGCTAATTGTCAGCACACTAGCTAGTGCAGAAACTACAAATAATTTATTACCACAACAGTTTTTTAATAATAACTCTAACCATAACGAATGGACATGTAATGACCCATCTCATAATCATGGCAACAGTATTGTTGCAGCACATCATGGTGACAGCATTGAAAGGGATGTAAGTTTATCTGAGCATCTAACAGAAGACCAAATTCAATATGGTTGGTCGTCTACATTAGGTGCTGACATATGGCATTGGAATAATCTATCTAGTGAAACAGATATGATTCAAACAATCACAGCTAGTGATGGCACAGTTACAACTCAAAAAAGAACCGTAGCATTTAGTGCAATCACACCTTATCAAACATATACCTCTACTTACATAGAGGGCATGAACAGTAACACAAATTATAATATTAATGTTAAATTTGATTTTAGAGAGAGTTCTGAGTCTCAATATCATAGAGCAGTAGACTTAAAAAACCCAACGCTTGTCATAGACTACGAACCTAATCCAATATTTTTAAGCACAACACAGGAGGCTGAAATAGCAACAGCTGTAGAGTTTGTAGAAGAAGCTGCTGATATACAAATAATAGAATTTGAACCACAAGAATTTAGTTTTGAGTTATACGATACTCAAGAAATAATGTTAATGCCTATCGAAGAAATCTATATAGAGACATTAGCTGTAGAAGAAATTAACACAGGAGTTGTAGAAATATTCAATCTAGCACCGCCTGTAGAAGAATTTTCCGAAATGGCAGAACTACCTCAGTTAGAAACCTTTGATGAATTGCCTACTATAGGTGAGGAGATAAGATATGACAGTCAAGAGAACTTCTCGGAAGTCGCAACAGAAATCCAAATTGAAGAAAGCTTCTTTGAAGCAACAGAAAGTTTTGACAACCAGGGACCAATTGAAAGTATACAAGAAATCGCAAGCTTCTTCGCAGAAGAGCCAATCGTCCAAAGTCCAGGAGAATCAGAAAGTCCCGCAGACTTTGAAAGAGTCGATGAACCAAGACCAGTTGAAGAAGAGACTGTCGCAACAAGTGAAAGAACAGAACGACCAAACGTGGGCGGAGCAAATGAACAAGAAAGCTCGCCAAATAGAGAAACAGGTTCAGAAGGAACAAGAACTGCAGTACAAGAAGAGTCTACTGTACAAAGTGACACAGCTCCCATCGAAGATGATAGAGTTGTTGAGCAATCTCAAGAAGAAGATATGGTCGTTGCTAGTGAAGAAATAGATGGACCTTCGGGGGCTACTACAGAAAATGAAATTGACAGAGAAGGAGAAACAAGAACAAGTCGAGATAGAGATGCTGGAGATGAAACTACTGCTGGAGCAGAAGAAAATATCGAAAGCGGAAATCAAGAGGTGGAAGAAAGCAGGGATGCGGGAGTTTCTCCAAGAAGTAATCAAGTTGTTTCAGTAGAATCAATCAGAAAAAAAGTAAATGAAACTATAAAAAATGTAGACCAAAGACTAATAGCTACATCAATGATAGTAGCTAAGACAATGCAATCGAAACAAAATATAGACAATTATACAAACACAAACAACAACATATTCAACAATCAATTAAATATAGATGGTGGTAATTATTATGAAATCAGAGACTATATTGATACTAGAAATATATATGCAGAAATTTCATATGGCAATCAAGACCCTGTACAGCAATATCAAAAAAATGTTCAGGAGAAAGTAGATGAAAGAATTAGAGCAGAAGAACACTTAAGGAGGATACGTGGATATTAAAACAATAGCAGGAATCGTAGGTTTAGTTATAACTATTGGTTCACTTTTTGTATTTCAAGGTCAGTTAATCCAAAGAATTGACGTACTAGAAGCTCAATCTGCACCAAACATTAAACCATTAGAACAAGACATAGCGATTAATAAAGCTGAAATAGCTGTACTCAAAGCTAAGGTAGATGAGATAAAAGCTCGTTCTGATAACCCTCTTAGGTAGTGATGGATGCAGTAATGATGATAATGATGGGTTTGTCAATAGCAGCACTGATTGCTGTTGTATACATATTTTTGATAATGGAGGACTAAATGCCAAAAAAAATAGATAAAGAAAAAGAAGATAAATTTATAGAATTTTATTGTGAAGGCGAGACCGCTGGCAATGCAACACAAAGCTGTATAAAAGCTGGGTGGTCAGACAGTAGCAAGCCAAGACAAATGGGAGCTTATTTAAAGAAAAAATATAGTGAAAACATAAGAAAAAAGCAAGAAGAAAGGATTTCATCTGCAGCTGGTTCTGCTATCTCAGTGTTGCAAGACCTTTTGCTGTCAGAACAAGATGCCGTTAAACTCAACACAGCAAAACTAATTTTAGAATTAGGTAACTTTTCCTCACAAACCATAAATCTAAATGTTGATAAAACAGCAGACAAAACTGACGGTGAATTGGTAGCAGAACTACAAAAGCTAATAGCTAGCAATCCTGATTTGCAACCAAAACTAAAAGTATTCAAACAAGATGATGTTGCACCTGACTTATCAGAAGGCGTACCTGTAATAGAAGAAAATACTAAACATTAGTTTCCTAGCTTAGAAAGTGCTTTCTCTTCTATCTCTATTACTCTATCCAGTATTTTTTGATATATATGTTTGTACTTTTTAAAGACTGATTTTTTAATCATCATCATATGTGGGCGGTTTATATCATTATAAATAAATTGCCCTGTTCCTTCGCAATGAGAACATTTAACTATAGTGTTCTCACCAGCCTCCTTTCCTGTCCCTTTACAAACAAGACAACTTTTAAATATTGATTCTGCGACCGCCATTTTTGTAAATTTTTCTATAAAATTGAGATTCAATATATATTCGTTAGTTTTTATATTCATTTTACCTAAGAATTCAGTGCAATCTTCATCGGTGTATCTATATCTTTCCGCAAACAAAACAACAGTGATTTCCCTCATGGTTTTATACAATTCTGACATTGCATATTCATCTTGTATAAATTTACTCATAATAAGAGTATATTCTTCATTTGTCAGATTCCTGTTAGCTAAGAAATGAGATATATCTTGAGGGGTCAGTGCGTCGTGGGAAATAGATTTTACTTCTAAATCAGGGCTCTTAGGTAGGAGCAATGTTAGAAGTTCAAGATTCATTTTTGTAATACTCCAAAAGTTCCTCTTGTGTGCCAAACTTTTCCTCGAATTTTTCGTTTCCGAGGAAGTGGATGCCTTCCCATCCTTGATGATGAGTATGACAAAGGGGAATAAACTCTCTAGCTTTTAGTCCCATACCAGCTCCAGTTATGTGATGTATACAAGGTCTAGTATATACCCCGTAATACTTTTTACAAACAACACAACCGAATTCTATAGCTTTTTTATATGATTCTTTTGTGTCTTTACTGGGCTTCTTAGCCAAGAACACTTATCCAAAATATACTTACGAAACTTACAAAAATAAACGCTTGTACCATATCGGGTAGCTTATCGAAACTGTCCATTATCCTGCTAAATATATCCATTAATAATCTCCTTCTAATTTTTCTTGTTCTCTAGCCATAGCTTGCAGGTCCGAAAACTTAACACCTGCAATTTTATACTCTTCTTCATCAGAGTGGTCTATATGCCTTATCAATGCGTGTATAGGCACTAAAACACCCTTAGAGGTGTCAGAATCGCCTCCTTTAACAAAACCATTCCTTGCATAATAGTCTTGAGCAATCTGTTTGAGCCTTTCAACGCTCATTGTTATATTAAAACAAAGATTATCTCCTTCCATGAAATTAATTACCCACCACTTAGCCTGTGTGTGAGCCAATCCGCTTTTTTTGTTTCTGCTCTCGAATTCAACGAAACAATTACCCGAATTAATCCAATTGTTTTCTATCTTTGACTGCTCACTTTTGACTTCCACCAAGTCATTCTCGAGCATGTTGTAAAATACACTCTCCCCTCTCTTACCTACCTTCAAATCATATCTAAAATCATTATTATGTTTCATCCTAGTTCTCCATATAGTTTCTTCTCACCTCTAATGTTAGCTGAGCGTGTGCGGAAAAGATTACAACTTTCAGTTACACTTGCTATCTCGTATCTCAAAGTTATATATCTTTCTTTTTGCTCTGCAATCATGTCAGTAAAAATCGTTACTTCATTATCATCTTCAGACATAGCTTCTCTATCTCTTACTGTAAGCCCTGCTGTTCCTTTGGTTTCTAGAAACTTTCTTGCCTTTAGTTGTTTTTGCTTAGCTACGAGTCTTTCGTACGACGACTCTGCTTTGCCAAGCTCAGCACCCAAAGTTCTAAGTTTCTCTACAGCACGCTCTAATTCTTCATCGCCAAGCCTAATCATCGTCTATCTCTCTAGCTGGGCCCGACATTGGTGCATGACATTTTTTCGTAAATGTTGTTTCATCGCCTTTTATGAGCATAGATAAGTTGTCTATCCACTCAACTTTTTTATCACGCATTAGCTGTTTGATAAGCTCATTGGATAATACTTTCACTGCTTTATTTTCAGCACCATTTGCTGTATTAGCTTTTATCGCAACATCCATTTGAACGTGAGTTCTTGTTATATATGTCTTTAATGTCATTTCTTCATCACTCCTATTAATTTTGTCTTAATTGCTTTAGGTAAGGCATCATAGTTGCTACCTATAACTTCTTGTTTATACAAATCTACAAACATTTGTGCTTTTTTCTCTGATTCTGACACTGTCAATCGCAACAAACTAGCACCTCCCAATCTGTTCCAAATTTTTATTGCTAACTCATCTTTGACATCTTTATGGTCATAGAATTCTTGAAATTTGTTTCTTATGTTAATATCTGATTCTTGTAGATATCTTGTTAAATTCACTGGCACCTGCGGTTTCCATGCACCTATTTCTTTGTCATTAGTGTGTGATATAAAGGCAGCCATAACAGCTTCTACAGAAAAACCTTGCAGGCTTATCCAAAACATCATTTCCTGAGCTACTGTTAGCTTGGGCTGTTTAGGATATGTTTCGTCAAACAATTGTATTAATTTATCAAATTCTGCTCTTTTCATACTTTTTTTCCTAAATAGTAGACAGGAAAACTAGCCATAATAAACCTATCTACTATTTATTTATATATATAAATATATATATATATATATTATTATAATATTAATAATTATATAAACTAGCACGCAAAAAATCATTAATCAAGTTTTTTATTATACACTTGCATTAATATCAATATTAGTTATAATATAAATAACTAACTAAAAAGAGAAAAGTATGAAAAAATTAACTTATAAAGACGTAAGAGACACGCTATCAAGTATAGATGTTACTGATAGACTAAAAACATATAAATCAGGAAATGTAGATTTATCTTACTTGCCTTGGGCGGATGCTGTCAATTTTATGGATGAGCATTTTCCGCAATGGCACCCTACCTGGGGCAAATCGAAGATATTTCCAAATGGCACAGAAGAAATCTACTGCAAAATTACTATTGATGATTTATACAAGGAAATGTGGTACCCAGTAACGAAAAGCGACTCAAAAACACCGCTAGTTAATGCTGATTGTTATACCATGAACACCAATAAGATGAGAGGAATGGTCAAATGTATGGCAATGTTCGGTTTAGGCATTAAAGTTTTTACTGGCGAATCATATGAGGCACCTAATCCTGTAGAAACTGATGTATCTGACCCTATATTAACGCCAATAATTAAATTAAAAAACAATGATTCTAAGAATAAATACATAGAAGACATGTTAGCTAAGAGTAAATTAGAAGATGGCAAGGTAGACGAGATGCAGTTTGGCAAGGCAATAGACTTTGATTATAAAGAAACTGATATGCCTTATATTCCCAACAATCTAAGGGCATCTTCTTTCAGATATTATGCTTTCGGGCTTAGATACAAGAGTAAGGGAGTGTACACAATGTCGCCAGCTGAGAGAAAATTACAGTTGCAACACGATTTAGAGCAAAAATCTAGGGTTATACCTGAAGGAGCTATGGATTTAATTAGATATGGCAATTTCAACGAAAGAAGTGGCATAGCTAAGTGGATGTTGGTTAACAAACAAACATGTCAAGACTACTGTTCAGAGCAAAAAAATTATGTTATCGAAGGCGGGAAGTGGACAGAAGACGAAATAGCCAAGGATATAGCTGTATCAGCTACGCCTGACGGATTGTCAAATGACAATAAAACTATAATTGAGGTTAAATGCTCAGCTATGGGAAATAGTACGTATGACGAGTTCCCAAGACAGTATTTACCACAGATTATGGGGCAAATGTGGATAGCAAATGCCAATAAAGTACCAGTTGAGCAGGTAGATTTGGTCAATTGGACACCAAAACAAACAAAAATATGGAGGATAATGCGAGATGAGAAGTATGAACAATTTTTACGTGAACACCTTTCCGATTATTGCAATGCTTTAAAAGGCGGAGAGTTCAAAATAAAACTAAAACCTTACATAGGTGATTTAGATATAAAATTAATATATACAGGAGAATAGAATGAAACAAAAATTCAATCTAGCAATACAAAAAGAGTTAGCTAACGAGCCTGAAGTCATGGCTTTATTAGATAAATTCGACATGATAAAAGAGAAATCGGGCAAAAAATACCCGATTTTTTCTTGGAATGATTGTGAGGATTCTAATTCAGAGAACCAAACACATAAGAAAGCTGATATTGCAATATTTATGAATATGAGCAAAGCGGGAAAAGTCTACCCGACACTCACTATCGAGTGGAAGGAAGAAGAGAAGAAATGGTAGCTAGGAGGTAATATGTCATCTTACAGAAAAGATTACTACGAAAGAAACAAGGATAAGTTTAACAAACGCTCATCTGAATATTACAGTAAAAATAAAGATAAGTTGCTAGCTGAGGCTAAAAAGAAGAGAGAAAACAAAACTGATGAAGAAAAAGAAGATGAAAAAATAGCTAGAAGACAAAGATATCTTGATAACAGAGAATATCATCAAAAGTATTCTAAAAAGAAATGGGAAGAGTATAAGCAGTTGAAAGCTGAGTCAGAAAGCAAATCAGCTGCTTACGCTACATTAGCTGACCTAGAAGACGAAGAAGAACAGGAGTTTTGAGATGGCCAAAAGACTTACACAGACAGAAATCAATGAAGGGTTATTAGAAGAAATATACAATTTATGTTACGCAAACAAGAATGATAGTAACGTAGCTAGGATGATATGTAATCGCATAGATGACACTAAACCAGCTAAACAAAAAGAAGCTGAAGAACGTGAAAGATTGTTCAATGACCACCTTCTCAAAGCACAAAAAAACAATCATTTTTGATATGCCTGTATAATAAAAATCCGAAGGCGGGAAAAAGCCAGCAATGCGTGATTCTATAAGGTAAGATACAACTAATATCATTATAAGCTAAGCATTTCGTACGTTATACAAAAACACACAAGCTGGTAGTGTTATTAGATGGCGGAAAAGATGCAGAAAAAAGACGGCAATTCCTATGCACACGCACGCTCCTATATAAACAGGATTTTTGTAACCTAAAGCTTTTAATCAGCCTCCCCCAATGTTTTTAACGTAATCCCCCCAGGCAAGGGTGAAGTTTTTAATCAAATCCCCCCGAAAAACTTTTAAATGCAATCCCCCCAGGGATGGTGCTAGCTAATAGGCACAAGAATAAGGTAAAAAAATAACCTGCTAGCTGATAGAAAATAAATGTTGACATTAATATACATTGGTGCTAATATAATGCTACTAACTAAGGAGAAAAGTATGAAACATAAATGCACAAAAGAAGAACAAACTTGTGAGGCTAGGATAAATAATGCCCTAGCTGACAGGCTTAAGCAATTTGAACAAGGTGAGCTTGAAGGTCTTTGCTTCGACTATGTTGATAACAGCGAAACTGAACAGAAGTCTTATCATCGTTGGCAGCTTAGCTGGGGAGGACCAAGCGACGAGTTCAGGCTTTTCAAAGACGGCACTGTTAAGTATTGGTTCCTAGATTGGTATGACGGAGCTAGCAGAGAAGTAAACAACAAGGAGTTGCTAAACTACATGTGTACCCAAGCTATAGAGAATCTGTAAAGTTTTTAAATAGCTTCCCCCAAATCTTTTGTTCTTCTTCCCCCCAAAGGGGGAGGAGATTGCAAGACGTGTGGGGGGGGGATAATGCCAAATATCTGTTAGCTAGGGGCAATAAAATAAATAAATAAATATATTGACATTCATATACATTAGGATTAATATAACTGTACATTAACTAACTGGAGAAAAATAATGGAAAACGTAACAAGAGAAGACTGGGATGCGTACCTAAGCGTACAAAAATCAGGCAAGTACAACATGTTAGACCCGATGGCAAGAATGTCGGCAGGTTTAGACAAGTCAACATGGATGGCGATTATCACTAACTATGAAAAGCTAGCTGAGCAATATCCTAGTTAGTTAGGAGATGGGTAGCTGAGTGAGTAGCAATTGACGACTAAACTGAAAGCTCAGTTACCTAGCTAGGACAAACTTTTTAATGAAATCCCCCCTAAAGTTTTTAAGTGGCTTCCCCCAAATGGGGCACTAGCTAGGAATATATATAAAAAAAATAACAAAATAAAATAGGAATATAAGCAAATGATAATATACTGTTTCCAGGTGATTTAACATTGTTTTTAATATACATTGATGATAATATAATGGTATGTAAGGGAACGAGAAATCTTGCACACTGGCTAGGCAGTATAAACATTCCTAGAGCCGAGTGACCTAGGTGTTAGAAATGAGCATCACACGACGCAGTTCTAACATTTAGAAACAATTAACTAACTATAGGAAAAATATTATGCAAATAATACAAAAAGGAAATGCGGACGCTTTAGAAGTACCCGCAGAAATTAAGTTTGATATTAAACTAGAGCCACTTCAAACGCTTGATGGGTTATACATACCAACAGAGCAGAGACGTGCTGTAGTTGATACAACTAATAATAGAGTTGTTGGTACTTGCGGGAAAGTCTACAAGCCAACAGAATATTACAAAGTTGTTGAACGTGTTAACTCAGGTTTACGCAGTTCTAATATTAACTTAAATGATATCGTAGTTGAAGATAATTTATATGATGGTGGCGGTAAGTTTCACCGCAAAATTACATTTAATAAAGTTGAGCAGTCACTAGCTAAGGTTGATGACGTTGTAAGACTAGAATTAAATATACATTCATCATTAGATTTATCTAGAAAAATATCATCTATATTTAGTGCGTTAAGATTATGGTGCACAAATGGTTGCGTTACTGATGATTATGCAGTTCAACGTAACTACAAACAAACCACAAACTTAATTCCCGACTACCTAGCTACGAACTCAATCAGAGCATTAGAGATGTATGAAAATAACATTGAATGGTTTGATAGGTTACTAGCTACGAACATCACCGAAGATGACGCTATCAAGTTCTTTAAAGAAACTATTGGTAAACTTACAAAACCAACAGCGGAAAAGAAAACTTATAGCGAATCAAAAGTGCAGAAGTTACTCAATAGATATCGTAAAGAAGTAGGTCTACAAAATAAAGGTAATACTTTATGGACGCTTTACAATACTATCACTAACTATTCTACACACGTTGATAATGTAGACTGGACTGGTAACACTGTTAACGAAAATGGCGATTTAGTCAAAGCGTCGTTAAATGGTGCTAAGCATAACGTAAAATATACAAGAGAACTTGAAGTAGCTAAGAGTCTTAGACATCCTGTCTTTGCACTTGCTAGCTAATTCATTTTTTTTAACTAACTATAGACTAGCTAGCAATATCGTTAGCTAGTCGCAACTAAAGGTAACTAACTATGAAACAACAATTATCATTTCCATTCTGGTCAAAAGATGGAATAACACAAACAGTAGGAAAAAAACTCTTCGGCGTTCTATTTACAAAACGTGATGGAACAGAACGTAAGATGTTATGTAAGCTAGGAATAACTGATAAAGATTATTTTACTGGCGGTGGTGCTAAGTATGATACATCTAATCATTTAGTTGTAGTTGATATGAAACTCAGACAGCAAGGCATAGCTAAGACAAAATGCTGGCGTGCAATCAGAGTTGACAGTATAAAACAAATCAACTTTCAAGGTGGTGCATTATGAGTAACATATCAAAAGACATTGCTAATGATAAACTTGATGAGTTGCTAGCTGAGTATGAAGACGTTGTTAACGCAATGATTCATATTCGCATGCAACAATTAGATGAGTCAGAAGACACAGCAACAAGACGTGTTAAACAATGTCTACATGAGATAGACATAAAACAAGCGAGACGCTTACTCATGTAACGTAACAATCGGGCTGGCGGGTAAAAGTAAAAACAAAAACCCCCCAGCCCCCCTTTTCAAAAAATTTTCCATGCGTGGGGTTCTCTTCACGCAGCGGGGGGAAAATATAAAAGTATATTAATGCCAATCTATATATTAAAAATAATTTTGACTTTAATATAATAGTGTGATACTGTTAAGATACTAACTAAAAAGGTAAAAGTATGAAAACATTAAAAAAAGCAAAACGTAACTATCATGGTATGTCTGTCAAAGACAGAATCAAGAAGGTACAACGCCAGTCTTCAGAACTGGGTCTACATCTCGATTGGGAGCAAGCTAAGGAGCTTTACAATCATTCTACCCTAGGAGATATCTACTTAAACGATATCTACCAGGTAATATTACTCGAGGGCAAGGACTGCGATGACATGGTTCTTAGAGACGAGCTCAAGGGTAGATGCTCATATCTAAGTATTAAAAGAATAGATAAACAGAGCATACATGATTGGCGTGATTTACAAGAAATCAAAAACCAGCTATGCGGCGATGAGAGGGAGGCATTGGAAATCTATCCTGCTGAGAGTCGTCTCGTAGACACAGCAAACCAATATCATCTCTTCGTTATGCCTGAAGGTGACAGCGTACCATTCGGATTCGAAGATAGATTCGTCGATAGGACTGAGAGAAAAGGAGGGATAGGAGAAGGTTGCCAGCGTGGACAAGGCTAATGTTTCACGTGGAACCTAGAAATTTCGAGCCGACCCTTCGGGTCGGTTCAGTAACACAACATCTTGTGGTTTAGAAAAAAAATATCACAATATGTTGATATTAATTTTAAAAATATGTAGGATAGGAAGTGGATAACTACGTCCTCACTCTAAAATCCCATGTCAGACAAAGAAAGAATACACGAGCTTATCGCAATACTAGGTAAGCGTAGAAAAGAATTTAAACTCAATTACTATGAACCCTATGATTTCCAATTGAGATTTCATGAGGCGGGGTCTGAGTGTAATCAAAGATTACTTATGGCTGCTAATAGGGTAGGTAAATCATACGTCGGGGCTATGGAGATGGCGATTCACCTTACAGGAGTCTATCCTGATTGGTGGAAGGGTAAGAAATTTGAGGAACCCATAAGAGCATGGGTTTGCGGGGCTAGTAATGAAACCACTAGAGATATATGTCAACGAGAATTATTTGGGCAGCCCGATAACCCAAGAGATAAAGGCAAAGGAAGTATTCCGAAACACCTTATAGGGGAGGCGACTAGAAAGCCTGGCGTACCGAACGCTCACTCCTCGGTACTTGTTAGACATTCATCAGGCGGATGGTCTCGGGTTGCCTTCAAAGCTTACGAAATGGGTGCTGAAAAATTTATGGGAGAATCAATCGACCTAGTATGGCTCGATGAGGAACCATCCCAAGAAATATATTCACAGTGTATAACAAGGACGCTCGACAGAAGAGGCCAAGTCTATATGACATTTACACCCGAATCAGGCATGACAGAGGTCGTACAGAACTTTACAACAGAATTACGCCCTAGACAGGCATTAATAACAGCAGGTTGGGAAGATGCAGGACATCTCACTGACGACATGAAAGAGCAGATTTTAGCGGCATTGCCAGCTCACGAGCGTGAAATGAGGTCTAAAGGGATACCAATGATAGGCTCAGGC